GACGTCCCAGGTGGATTAAGGATTCTCAATTAAATCAAATTAGTGTGCAAGAGAGAATTTGTATATGTAAACATTTTTGGTTTGATGATATTGAAAATGGGTATGAACCATGTGGATACTGTGGTAGGGTTCGTAGTGTGCAAAATGGAATAGTGGATAAAAACAATACTCCTTACATAAGATCATACCTAACGACTAAGTAATTCATCTAGTTGTGCTTCGATAACAGCAATGCGGTAGTATTCCAACTGTATCTGTTCAATTTTTTGTTCTATCACTATCTGGCGTTGTTCTATGCGGGTGATATCTTGTTGGATCATACCAAAAAGTGTAGACGACAAACTCATAGTAACGACAAGTAATGCTCCAAGAATCCACCACATTAGTTTTTGTGTGTTACCATTCATGGGTCTACGTAGCTTCCTGTAATGTCCAATCTACTAATATATGTCCACCATCTTGTATGCTCCAGTCACCACGTGTTATGTAGAAATCTGTGTTGGTTATGCCTAAGTTACCAGTACTATTAATGGTGATCCTCTCATTTAAATCTCTTACTAGTACTTGCACTATTGAGTTGCTATCACTGCCTTCTAAATGAAAATTGATATTACTGGCGTGGGCAGTGCTATTATTTCTGACCAAATCTTGTGCTAGATTATCATTTTTAGAAAGAACAGTACTGCCAAAGAATGGAAAATCTACAACTTCTACTCTACGATTATATATACCAATGGAAGCAGCATCAGTATTACATGATGTAATTGGTTGATCTTGGAAAACAAACCCACGCATTGCTATATTATTTTGATCTATTGCAGTTTCAGGTGCAGCTACAAGCACAGATTCTCCAACATTATTAGTAATAACTATTCTTGCAGCAGAAGCACCAAAAAATTCAGCCTGTATCAGTTTATCATTACTTGAAGATGCATAAGAAGTAACACCTGGTGCTGCTGCTACTATTGCAAATCCAGCCGTCGAATTCGCATTTGCTTCTGGAATAATGGCATTCTGTATTGGTGGTTTATCAAGACGAATTATAAATGAAAATGTATCACCATTTGCTATAATGTTAGGGGTAAGCGGTATATTTGCTATGACATCTAGGGTTGAATCAGCACGTATGTGGGAAGTAACTTCACCAATATTAATAACATTCTTAGCGGACATTTCGTAAGCTATAGACTGAAATAACAAACCATCGGCAGACCCAGCCCCAAAACTTGCTACTGATGCTGAACCCTCACGATGTGTGCTTGAATGAAACTCTAAAGAACCAGAACTATTTATAAATATCATAGATTTCTGGCCTTCATGACGTTCTATTTCTTTTAAAGCTGACCTAGCTGATACTCCATAAGTCCACCAGAATTCTGCGGTTGAACCTGTCTGTGCAATCGTACGTTTGGTTGATGAAAATGACGATTCATCTAGTATATTTTTTATGGCTCCATCAGAGGTACTACCAAATGTTTTACCAGCAACACCACTGAGTAGAAGTTTACCAGTAAGATCATCAGCAGACGTGAGCCCTAAATTTGGAAACGATATTTTTTTGTTGTCAAGAAGCTCCATCTCATCTACAAAGAATAATGTAGTTCTTTGATCATTACCAGGTCGGACATCAGGAGTTAGACGTTGTAGACGTTGGTCAAAAAGATGGTATGTTGTATCTTTATAAACAGAAATAGCCTGGACCCTGCGATTCATGGTTACATTACCCGCCCCCCAAAAGTCACTAGCTGGAGCATAATTACCGCTAGGATCACTGACTATAATAGTAGCAAAACCTGCTGGTGTATTCTCTTCTTCAGGGTCTCTACCCCTTCCCCAATCTACGGAAAGAACATCACTAGTTATCTCTTCAGATGAAGAAAATACATCGTCATTATTCCAATCTACTATGATGGTGTAATCTGGAAACCCACTAAAGGCACCACCAACCAGTATCTGGAAACTACCAGCATCTATGATTGCCATCGCTCTAAGCGCACCTCATGGTGATTAGCTAGTAAATTGTTGTGATGTAAATGTGTAAGTTACTTTAAGCTGTCCACCAGCAGTTACTGTTAAGGTCGTAGACAGTGCATCACGACAAATCAGTACTTCAGCAGCATTTGGATTTACCATTTCTGAAACCATACCAATTTCCGCTACAACTATAGATGCTGTGGTGTTATTATTAAAAAATCTAGCATAATTCACACTATATCTAGATGAGTTACTATCAAAAGTCACAACAGCATTTTCAGCAGAACTATATGCCATCTCACCAGCAGCGGACCCACTAATTACTGGTGTACCTAATGCAAAAGATTCAAAAGAGAATTCAGATGTACCAGTACCTACAACTAGACCATGAGTGGAATTCCCAACAGGTCCATAATATCCTTGTCCTCGTGCAGCCGCACCAACATCATATGGACTAGCTACAGTACCTTGTGAAGTACCAGTTACATCCACAAGAGTTAATGAACCAAGACCATGTTCATCAGACGTATCAGTAGCACCGTTGGCCCCATTTGGAGCTATATCCAGAATCTGTGTGGCAATTACATTATGCATATTGCGAACAAAGGTATGAGCTTCTCCGTCTTTATACCATACTTCATTCCCATCTGCATCCCAAATCTGTGTTTTCAACCTTTGTGGATTATTCATACCAAAAAACATTTTTTAACTACTCCCCTTCCTATCCTTATAACATGGATGTATCATTGACAAAAGTACATGAGCCTATAGCTGGAAAGTTTTGACTACCGATATTCTCAGTTGTATTTGTGAATTGTACGCCGATTAAATTGCCTGTATCACCTACAGCTGTACAAACTCCTAGGGCATTGAAGTCCTGACTACCAATATTCTCAGTTGTATTCGTGAATTGAACGCCAATCAGTGACCCAGTATCATTAGTAAATGTACAATCTCCAATGTTGGGAAAATTAATAACACCAGGACCAGCATCAGCACCAGGATGTATTTCTTGCTCTGGATTTTGTGCATCATCTGGTATAAGAACTGATATGGTTTCAGTACGTGTAATATCATAAGTTCCAAAAGCGTCCAGTGTGAGAATGACCAATCTATCTGAATGTCGAGCTACACCCCCAACACTCTGGCCTTCTCTTATTAAACCATCCCATCCTGTTGGTGTCACATCACTAGATTGATTAGAAGTCATACCGTCAATGATACCCTGACGTTGAGCATCAAATTCTGTACCACAGGAAACCCAAAAAGCAGCACCAGATAACGTAATTTCCAGTGTCTCACCACCTCCAGGTATAGATGCTTCTGGTTCATTGGGATGTAGCGTTCCACCTAGTGACGCAGGCATTACTTTGTTATACCTCTAGCACGTTCATCTTCTTTACGTACACGCCTCAATCTAGTTTCAAGGCTACGTATGCCATTCTCATCAGCAATTATAGTACCATTGTTAATAATAACTGGTTCCGAGATACGTGATTGGCCCCCTGTTTGCCCGAGAAATACAGCCCTTGCTTGTCTCAGTATATCCCTACCTATACCCCCTGCTGCTGCAAGTGGATCTTCTGTAAAGGACTTTTCTCCTGGTGCCAATACTCCAGGTCTTGTGCCAGCAGGTTCTTTTGCTCTAAGTACATCTATACCTGTAATTTTTTCAAATGTGGTCGGCAAAGTTGGATCTCTAATAAGTTCTATTGATGTAACGATAGCTGCCAAAGCTGCTCCTACGAGTAATGCAATTGGTAAAAAAGCTACAAAGGCAGCACCCATTGCTCCTATTCCGACACCAGCAGCAAGAAGTGTCTGTACTAATTGTGCCATAACTGCGGCAGTACCTAATACCACAGCAGTAACCTGGAACGCTGTATTTAAAAAGTCTCCTTGTTCTTCGGTTAATAATCCAAATTTAACTCCCAGTTGTGAAGCCTGTGCTCCTATTGAAGATAAAGCTAGAGCGGCACCTAGGAATGCTGCTGTATTGTTAGCAAGAATTTTACCTACACCGGCAGCAGCAGCACCTAATCTAGATAGATTACCACCTAAACGCTGTATAGCAGGACTGGCATTATCTCTTGCTGTAAACGTAAGTGCTATACTTGCATCTTGACCTGGAGTTACCATGTATTAAATATCCAATTCTCCGCCAAATTCTGCCACATGTTTTACCTGTTTGAACAAAAGAAACCTGCGTAATCTCTCAACATCAGCATCATCTATCTGATCAAAAGTCCACCCTGTTATCTCTGCAATATTGGCATCTTGAAACATTATTGGGACACTTCCTTTTGATTTGAAAGCAATGAATAGACTTCCAGCCCCCTCTCGATACTCTTGGATACTAAAGGGCCATAGGTTTCTCCAACCCACTGAGCTACTTGTGAGTAGTGATGACCAGGAACAATGTTATAAAACGTATCCATATCCACTGAACCATATGACCACGATATTGTAGACTTAACAACCATTTCATCCATACGTTTAGCCAAGGACATGATCAAATCCATATCTGGTTCAGGGTTATTTTCTGTGGGTATAGTAGCTTGTGCATCTACAGCATGTTGGATAAAATCGCGTTCCAATGAGACAGGTAGATAGTTACGTAACTCCCACCAATCTTCACTGTTGTCATCAAATCGTATAGTTTCTGTTTTAGGCATTAGCAGCGAACATTAAAGTGTCCAACCTACGGCTTTGCGGTCTCCACACTTGCAACAAATTATATGGGGAACACTTCCAGCAGTAAAACCCGTTTGCCTACAATAACAATGGTCACAAAACCACGGTGATACTTGTTTAGGTTGACACATTTTCTAACTCCTTAATCTAAGTAAAGGTTCCTATCGTCAGAGTTCCTTCCACTTGTCCTTCTGCTCTAAAGGATACAGCACTAGCTACCCGACCGGTAATTGGATTGGATTTGATCCAACAAGATCCTGAATATTGTCTACTAGCAGGTGTTTGATCAGATGTATTCCCAGTAGGACCATATGAAAAAGTTGTAGCAGTGGACATTAATAAGATATTATCGAGTACAACACTTGGACCATTTGGTACACCAGTAGTATTATCATAATATCCTTCAAGAACAAAAGTAGCGTTAACAAGGCTTGGTGTCCAGGTCCTACCACTGTCTGTAATTTTGGACGTATCAAGAAGTTCACGTGCACCAGGTAAACCATCAACACCAGTTAAAAATGAAGACAGATCGCGTGTAGTAGTACCATCACTATCTACTATACTAAAGAATCCAAATTTTGCATCAAATGGCGGATTACCGTCTGCCATAGCTTTACCTCCCTCTTACTGTCCTGAATTTCTCAGTTAATCTACTTATCATCCTGTTGATTATGGCCTGTAGTTGTGGCCGTAGTGTATTCAATGTTCTTATATGGTACTTATTTGGTTTTGTACCTGGGTGTTCTACCTTAGCAGCAAAAATCACATTATTACCTATTTCAAACCTTAGTACACTCTTCAGTCTTGGTTTGATAGTATGCTTCTTTGTTCCACCCCTAACGAAACCACCATAGAACTTACTACCATATTCCTGTGGTGTTCTAGCAGGTTGTTTCACTACTAATATTTGGTTAAACCCTAATTGCATGACCTGAAAGAAAGTAGACCTAGCCAATTTACCAGTCTTGCGTGGTGTAGCTTGCGCCAATGGACCAGATCCTTTAGATGGTACTATTAATCTACCCATGCTTCGTAAGCCATCATTGAGAACAGTAGTAGTAAAAGCGGGTGTTACACTACGTGCAGCCCTAATAGCTTCATCTAACCCAGAAACACGAAAATCCATTGAAAAATCGGTTGGCACTACTTGTTCAACTCCAGTATTATTTGAGCCAATTCACTACCACTATCTGCTAGTTCTTCCACGCCAGGAATCACACAATGTCCACCTATAGCACCTTCCATGTGTTCAAGTACAGGACGTTGTATATTATTCACACCCATTCTAGCATAGCCGTCATTGTAGGTTTCTGTGAAATCCTTGTAAATTACACCAAAGTCTAGACTATTATTCTCACAGTATTCATATATCTGCTTCTCTAGGATAATCGAGACCGCATAGGATACAAGAGACCACAACTTGCCTGCCTCAGTATCATCAGTAGTTTCTGCTAAGCGAATGCGGAATCCAGCATCCAAGAAGTATCCAACAAGAGTTATATCGTCTGGAGCCAAATAGGTATAGAATTTACGCATAGACTCTGCTAAGTGTGGGTGTATGCCTCTAACGGGACTGTGATAGCATTCTAGGGCCTTTGACGTGCCTACAGGTACTGTAGAGTGGATAACAGTGTAACGTGGCTGTACGTGCTCCTGGTAACTTTGTACAGAGGCTCCAAATTGATCCGAGTATGGAAAGCATATATGGAGTACGTCCACATCACCTTTTAATGTGGCAAAAAATTCATCTTGTCGTCTAGGATCTTTGGCATCATAGGTGTGTATATCGTGGTAGCTTTTTAACACTACTTCTAACGCTATACCAACTTCACCCATACCTACTATTAGTCCAGTAGCCATTTCACTCCCTACGGCTCTACCCTAGTTATAGTACAAAGTTCAGTAACAGACAGTACTATTTGCTGATGTAAAAATGCATTACGAGATCCTGAACCTGGATCAAATGGTTCTACAGGAGATATCACGGCGATATTATGATCAGTTACTCCAGTTGTATCATTTAAAAGTGGATATTGATTCAAAGTATCTATTATATTTTGCATATTGGTATGAGCATTATCTATAGCGGTAGCAATTTCACCAGTTCTCTGTGTGTAAATATCCAGATTAACTAGCCATCTATTTTCTACTTGCTGAAAAGTAAAATCCTCATTGCTGAAACCGCCAAAACTAGTTGCAACATACCTAGCATTACCAGCACCTAAGCCTCTAAAGTCATCAGCAAACACATTATCACAAGAGTAATCTGCGTGTGTTGTTAGTGTACGAGTCACACCGTTTTGGATTTCGTTAAAGCTCATATTCCTCTAGTAGTTTCTTATACCTGCGGTTGATGATCACAGTTTTTATACCTGCACCATCTACTACCATTTTAGTTATTACTTTTTTATCCCTTTTCTTTTCTTTTTCAATGGTCTGTGTTTCGAGTTCTTCATAGTAATCTTCCATTCCTTCGTAGCTTGCGCTAGCATAATAATCCTCAATGTCTTCCATACTTATCACTCTGTAAAAGGTCTTGTGCTGGGGAAGTTATCAGCATCCCTCTTGAATAATGGGAGTTTTCTATTACCATCAGTATCAGATTGACTACCACTCATAACAGCAGCTATCCTACCTCGTGGTGATTTACCCGCCCTGAGTTTCTTATCATTGATCTTAGTGATCCCACGATTGAAAAAAGCTTGATACATTTCCATACGGTTAGTACCAGCATCTTCTAGCCCTGGAGATATAGCCGTCATAGGAATAGTACCTAAGAGCATAGCCGCAGCACCATAATTGTTGATACTCTCTAAATACCTATGTTCAATAGGATCATTAGCAGTAGATAGTGGTGCAGTATATCCATTGGCAGATAGGGCTACGTTAATCTCTGAAGCTATATCATCAATTGCTAGATCAACTTGTAACGTAGTGGGTACCGTAGTAGAAGTAATAGCCCGACCAACGAACATATCGCCAACCAAACGTTCTAGCCCTGTTGTGTTTCCGTAACTATTTGAACTTGTGACCATAGTTATTGCTGCTGTAATTTGCGCTGTCTTTCTGCTTCTTGAAAATCGGATATAACTTGTGGTGTATGTACCACAGCAGCAATATCCTTTAGACGTTGATCCCCTTCTATTACTGATCCAGGGACAAAAACACGTCTATGGTAATTGTGTGATATCTCTACACCATCATCCAATACACGAGTGTTTTCCCGACACATAATTTGACCGTCCTCTACAACAGTGATTTGATCAATTACTATTTGCGTAGTTAGCATACTCTATACCTCATAAGTTCCTGTAACATGAATTAACCCATCAGTTGATGCGTTTTCAATAGTTAAACTTCCAACACCTGTAATTTGATTCCATATATACATCGTAATATAGGCAGTATTCGATAATACTAATGAACCAAGATTATGACCCGCAGAAGAAAGATTCAAGTTATTTGCATGACTGGGGGATAACGCAGAGTTATTATTAGCTGTGTTGTCGTGTGTAAATGGGAGTCCTGTAATTAAAGCTTGCTCACTAGTAGATAGTGTTCCAAGACCGCTTATAAATAATCGCAAACGTATTGAGACTTGATTCCCCCATTTTGTGTATCTGCCTACCTGTCCTTGATATGTTTGTCCTTCCCCAGTACCGTCTACACTGTCATCTGCTATAGTGGGAGTAAAAGTCCCTTCCTCATAATCATCTAATGTATTAGCATCAGCAGAAGCTATTTGTGTAGCAGGAAATATAAGCTGTCCACCCGTAAGATTGATACCAGTGGTGTATGTCTGCTGTGCTGTCCAAGTATTAGTACTAGTGGCACTAACACCACCCCCACCAGTTACAGTCATCACACCAGCAGTTGATATAGTACCATCACCAGATATATTTTCAGTTGCTATAAAATGTCTTCCACTAGAACCATTAGCTATAATCAAAGTTTCGTTTGTACTATCCCAGAACAATTGTCCAGATGCACTAATACTAGGTGGAGATGAACTAGTAGGAAGAATCAACACACCATCTGGACTAACAGTTAATCCGGTTGAAAACGTCTGTACGGCAGTAAAGGTATGTACTTCATCCAAGTTTATATGTGAAGAACCTGAATGATCAGCATTGACAGTAGGACTAGCCCAAGTATTACCGAGTTCTCCACTTGGTGTAGCTCCAACCACAATCTCATTAGACAAATCAGGATCAGCAGTACCGACCAAATAATCAGCATCGCTAGGCGCACTAGATCCCTCTGCACCACCCCCTTTAACTGTAAAAAATGTAACCATATCTACTTATCCTTATCTAAATGTTGCTGTAGAGTCAGTATATCTAGTTTCATACCAGGGAGTGAAAGGTACAGCATTATGCCATACAGTAGCTAACTCCCCCCCAGTACTACCTATTCCTGGTGATACTCCTAAATACCCCCAACCGGAAGCTTGACGCCAATCTATACCCTTAGTTAAATCTGATGTAACCCCCACAATTGTAAATGCTGTGTGTAATGC